ATGGCTTGACAGGCATCGTCCTGTCTTGGTAAAACTGGGTATTCCTTACGAGGTTGGTAGTTCGTAGGGATCATTTCGTTGTTGTGTGTGTGGAGAGCGGGGCTGGATTTTTCTGGCCCCGTTCTTTTTTTGCTTGACGCCCATTGTTTTTACCAATATGGGTTATGTATCGCAACAAACCAAAAGGGTTACACACGATGGAAATCACAAACGAACAACGCGAAGACTTGCTCAAGGCATACAATGATTTGAGAAACACGCTGCAAACGATCTATGACTGCCATGATTTGTGGCTGTCTGATGTAGGTAAGCTGGAAGGATTGCAGTGCTACTTGCATCGCACTTTCAAGTTTGTTCCCAAAGAGGATGACGAGGGTCATAGTATGCACTATGCAGACTGGGTGCTGGCAGATGTGGCGGAGCCGGAAGATGATTAGGTGGTATCAACTGGTGATGGACAGCGGGAAAAATCCCCTGTCCAACATCCCCGACATGAACACACGGCACATGATCATGCAAGTCCTAGCTTGGATGTGGTGCATCATCTTTTCGTCGTGGATGGGATCGATCCTTGTATTCGGGATTAGTGCGCTCGTTCACGCACTCCTCTTGGCTGGCATCTTCATCACGCTGGCCGTATTCGAAACGGCAAAGCGTAGGCCGCAGTATTTTGGTGGCTTGGGACGGGGCAATGGGGGTGAGCATGAGTGAAATCAAAGTAGACATCACTTCTGAGATTGATGAAGATCAACAAAGACGCATCTGCGATATTGTTTCAGACTATCTTGATGAGAAAGGAATAGAGTGGGATGACTGTAGCTACACTTTGATAGCAGAGTATAGTCCCGATGAAGAACGGCAAGCATGGCGCGATAGCGGAGGCATGGATGAGTAACTTTGTGGTACGAGTGACGTCACACTTCTGTGGCAGGGCATTCAACGTAGACTTGGTGCGTTGGGAGAGGGGCGGCAGTGGCATGAAAGTTTGTAAGGCTTTCAATGTGTCCCGTGAAGAGGCGGACAAGGAAGCACTCCGTGTGGCTGAACTGTACGACGCGACGGTTGAAAGGTACAAGCATGATCAAACACTGGCATAAACTGAAACACTACTACCTGACGCATGACGGCATTGAGATGGCTCTGTTTGCAGCGGTGTTGGGTTCGTTTGCTTGGATGGCCTATCACGTTGTTGTCGGCATCATTGTACGGTTCGGGGGCTAACATGGCTAACGTAGAACGATGCTGCTGCTGGGTATGTGGTGGCTCTGGTGAAGTCGAGTATGAAGAGGCTATACCCGATCCGATACGGGGTGGGGATATTGTCGGCGTGATGGGTGACTGCCAAGAGTGTGACGCTGGTGGTGAGATGTTCCGTGCTAAAGCTACGACGACAGCGGGCCTACGTGCCATCTTGACACAAGCAAAGAACGCAATGGAATATATCGAAATCATGTCAAATGATCTTGACAAGATATATGGACAGATCGATCACACAATAGCAGACGTTGAACGCTACGAACGAAAGGTAGGGACACGAGATGGGTAAAGTATCAGACTGGCTGATAGAGATGGAAGAAGACGCATCCTACATGACGCGACAGGAATTCATGGACAAGCACGGTGAAACTGTGGCTGAAGTGTACGACGAACTGCAGTTGAAGTGGCAATTCGACCACGCCGAACCTAGCGAACCGGATGACGTGGGATGACAAACGCAACGACGCTGACAAGACAAACTGACAAACGCAACGACACTAAGACAAACGCAACGACGCTATCGCATGATTACTTGTGCGACAAGTGCGGCCAGCCCGCCATGACGAACGAGGGCGGGGCGTTGCGTTGTCCGTCCTGCTGGCTGCACGAAAAGGGACAACAAATAAAAAAGCTTGACCATGCGGGATACCGTCCGTAGGTTTGTCACATCGTTTTCTAACGAAGGGACACAACACAATGAAAAAACGAATACACATAAACCAGCACGTTATCCGCGCCAACAAAAAGAACGGCACGAACAAGCCTGCTATCACTGTCAAGACACATAAGGCAAACACATATGCCCACCGTGTAGAAATTGAAGGCCCGTCGTCTGTCATATACTCACCAGACAAACCGCTTTCTTGTGGTGCGCGGGTTTGGGTTGAGACTGACAACACAGTTATGATTTACACTGGCGACAGCATTAAGGTAGTGGCATGACAAAACAGACAACACTGGTTGATCACGAACGCATGATCGCAAACATCGTTGCATGTTACAAGACGGCAGACGATGACCAGCGGGCGGGCGGTATGGCTTGGTATTCAAAGGCACAGTGTGCGGCATATGATATCGCGGCCAAGTATGACATCGCTGTTTACTTGGTGGTGGCGGTTATCTCTGCCTTGTCACCGAATAACAAGTGGTCACGCAATGTCATAAACGCTGATGCCTTGATCGGTGCTTTTCTGCGGGGCGACGGGATCGATTCCGTGAAGGTTTCGACCTACCACAAGATGAAACAGAAGGCTTGGGACATCTTGGCAGCGCGTCCGGACTACGACACGGCAAAAGCTATGCTGAAGGGACAAAAGATAACATCGTTCTTTTGTGACATCATGGGCGAATTCAACGTCACAATAGACGGCCACGCTCGTAACATTGCCTACGCTGAAAAAGTAGGCTTGACCGACGACAGATCGAACATCGGCAAGCTTGAATACCGCGCCCTACAGGCTGCATATGAAGAGGCAGCGCGGCAGCTTGGCCTGATGCCATACCAGCTACAGGCTATTACTTGGCGCGTCTGGCGGGATCGTTGGGGCATAACGTGACAAACCGGCTGACGCTATAAAACATCGGGGATCAATTAACGGTTTCTTGTTCGTCCGTTCGGGGGCGGGGCAAGACTGGCGGATTGATCGGGCGGGCGGCGAGTCGATGGGGCCAGCCCGCCAGCTTCCGGATCGGGCAAAAAATTGTTTGTTTTCTGCAAACTTTGTGCCATGATTCACGAACTGGCACCAACGCCAGCCACACAACACCAACGAAAGGGGCACACCATGCCTTTAGATTTGATACCAATTGAAGACCAAGCCGCCAGCCGTTCGAAGGCACAGGGTGACAATATATGGGTGACGCATAAGCGCGTTGACGATGTGAGCCTATACGAAAAATTCGGGCAGATTCGGCGGGTGCCGATCGAAGCGCAGACAACCTATACTCACCACGATGTTGAGTTTGTCGAGCCGCGTCCGCTCGACGGGTTTCACGCATTGCAGAACAAGGCTACGGGGGGGCTTCTGAACGTCCGGCCTGTCGGTAAATCCTACGCTTTGATTCCACACGACACGCTGTTCAAGGCACAAGCCGACCTACTGGCAGCTTCTGACTTGCCGCTTGATAATGTGGAAGTAGTGGACCGCATCTATGAAGAGGGGGCACGGGTTCACCGGACTATCTACTTCCACGACCTACAGTCCCGCTCTAAGACGTTGGCCGGTGATGATGATGTTGTCCGCTGCCGGATGGACATGTTTAACAGCGTTGATATGTCATGGGCCTTGCAGATATTCAGCGGGGCTTATCGTGACTTGTGCCGCAATACGTTGGTTTTCGGCGGTGAGAAAGCCTATCACCAGCGAAAGGTTCATCGGGGCCATGTGTCGGCTGAAGCGATGATCGGCAAGGCGACGATGGGCCTTAGCATGTGGTCTGGTCAGAAAGAGCAGATGATGCGTTGGCGCAATGCCAGCCTTACCAACCAGCAATTTTCCGACATCCTCAAGGAATCGATTTGTCGGAAGAACACCGAAGCCGCCAAGACTGACGAACGCTTGTCTGTCAATGAACGCCGCTTGAACTACATGTTGGAGCGGTTCAACGAAGAAAAGCGCGAGTTGGGATCGACCTTGTGGGCGGGTTACAATGCGCTTACTCACTGGGCAACACATCTGCCAGATACCCGTGAAACTGGCCGCAACGAGCGGAAAAGATACACACGCAACGACCAAGTGCGGGCCATTGTTGGTGGTGCGTCTTGGCAGTACTTGGAAGGATTAGCATCTTAGGATGGAAGCAATCTTGTTACTTTATCGGCTGGCGGTGCTGATATTCCTTATCCTACTAATTACCGCCTTTTTATCAATCTAGGCCCGATGGGCAGAAAGAACACATACAATGAAGTACCCACCAGAATTACTCGAAGAACTGAAGGCACTGGCTGATCGTTTCGAACTTGTTATTCGGGGTGACGAGCGGGACCGGATAATCAGCAAGTTTCGGGGCGAATTGTTCGCTGAACAGACGAGCCAGCCGCTGCACGAATCCGGCCCGCAGCCGAACGACGTTGTCACCGTCCGCTTGAATTCAACACAGAAGAAGATGCTCCGGTTCTTAGAGGCTGGCTATATTGCCGTTCCGACGTTGGCCGGTAATCTCCGGATCACGAAGGAAACCGTCTATACCTATCTCTGGCAGCTTGAAAAGGCGGGCTATGTGATCGATAAGCGCAACACCGGCAACCATCGCGGGGGATATGCCAAGATTTATAGGCTTGCAAAGGCCGCATGACTTGTGCTTATAATTCGGGGCGGGCGCAGTTGCCCGCCTCACACATCTAGGAAAAGAGGATAAGAAGCGATGAACACACAGATCAAAAACGAACTGACGACATCTGAAGCTAGGAAGGTATTCGCGATTACCGAACAGGAAATCCGCACAATCCGGACAATGATTACCGGCATTGAAAGCCAGATCGATGCCCTAGATAATTTCATGGATGCAATTGGCTTGCAGAAGTGGATGAGCAGCAGTCCTCGCTCTATTGCGTCCGCACAGTTTACAGTCTCGAAAGACGACTGAAGAGTTACCCTGCCGATGAGGGGCTAATATCTCGGCAATCTTCCTCCCAACCTTGCCCCCGTCCCTAGTGGCGGGGGTCTTTTTTTGTGCGGTTGCCGGTTAATAGATCAGCGGGTTGTATTGGCGGGATAATCTGGCGGGCTATGTGTTCGGGGATTGCTGCGCTTTTTAACCTCGAAAGACCACCCCGCATAGTTTCCAGCATGACAAATCGATATACACGGGCGCATGTGCGGGCGGGTTGTCCCGTCGTTTTATGTTGCGGTAATTGTTTTGGGGGTGGGGGCGGGTGTCACCTTGGTAAGACAAGATCACCGATATTAATTTACCTGTTTGCGCGGGCGCACGCATGGGCCACTGGGGGGGAGTATATAGGTGTATGCAATCCCGACAGCAATTGTGTCGAGTATAGTTACCGATATGACTAAAAAGGATACGTTGGGGAGTACCCGGCGGGCACCCTATGGGTTTACCCCGGCGGGCCTATGCCCATAGTACAGTCCGATTTGATTTTTGTCAAGAAAAAAAGTTGACACACATGTGAAAAGTCCCTATACTGTTGACGTGAGCCGCATTTTTATGTCGGACCACCCCACTACACGACACTTATGTTGTACCAAACCAGTGGTAACGGACATGAATGCGTCTCACCCCTCTTCACTTCTAGGAAAACAGCTATGTTCACAGCTATGATATTCGCCTGTTGGCTTCACAGCCCCAACGAATGCACACAATTCACCGATATCAAGGGTCCGTACCTCGACGAGGGTGACTGCGGCATCCGTATTGTCCAAATGATAGGCGAAATACGCGCGGTTACGCCCGGAAAGGTCATCGTAGCCGCGACTTGCACCCCTGCCAAACAAGAATCGACCTGAGTTATGAACCTTCTGCCCCAACAAACACCTAAAAAGCGTGAATTGACGCCCCAACAGACGCAATTTCTCGACATTCTCTTCGAAAATGGTGGCAACGTAACCCAAGCAGCCGTAGATGCAGGCTACTCGAAGGGCAGTGCAGTCTGGTTACGCAAAACACTTGC